CGGGGGTTGCAGTTTGGGCGATAGTGCCATTGTTGTTATATACCCGGTCAATATCATCTGCGGACATGCGAACAACATTGCCAGTGTTATAATCATATACGTCTACAACCTTGTCCAAGTCCTGTTTTCTACGGGGCTTGGCGATAAGCTCAGTTCCAGTGGTCTTGTCAGTAAACATCTGGTACCCACGGGATCGTAGAGACTTCACAAAATCCCTATTCTCCAACCACCAAACGTTATCCCAAACACGCTTCCAATCCCTCATAATGTCGATGGCCTTATCATTAAAGCCACGGGCACGAAGGTTGTAGTCTGTAATCTTAATGCCTTGTTCGTTAAACTCTTTGATGACTCGTTCCATTCGGATACGATCAGCCTTATTAAGTCCAGCAAACTTCTTAGAGAAAGTTTCACCCAACTTAGCAAGAGAACGCTCCAAGGCAACCGCCCTGTCAACTTGTACAGCGGCCCCTTTAGTTATAACAGGGTGCAACATAGATTGCGGGTCTACAAGGTGACGTTGCAAGGAGCCTCCCTTAGCTTCCCCGATGGGGGGAATCCAAATATCAAAGAAGTTCCTCTTAACGTCCAACTCATCCCATCCAGCAATATCAGCAGGGTTAATCCTGTAGTCATAGTTGACCCCCACAAGGTAATCCCCATGAGGAAGGTTATCTATGTTTTTAGGATTGATGCGTTCGTACCTACCGCCAATGTTAGCTAGGATACTGATGTTAGTGTCATCAACGCCATAGTTTCTAAGCAGGAACTTAACCGTGTCAGCAGCGTCCCTAGCTACAATAAACCCACCGTTCTTAGGGCCATAAACAGCCCCTACACGGACTCCAGCATCAAGGGCCTCAACAGTAAACATCTCTTTACGAGAGGTCATTCCGTAAACGTTCTCGAAGTCATTCACCACCATAGAGGCAGTTCTTGCCTTCTCCCCAGGTGTGTAGAAGATTGCACCAGTGTTCGTGTGGAAATCACGAACCATAGGATCAGGCGTAATTGCGTTGATATAATTAGCATCCGCATCAGCCACCTTATTCTTTGTGCTGCCTACGCCATCCGCAATTTGCGGGAGGGCATCATTAGCCAGGGCTTCAGTCCTAGAAGACCCATAAGCAGCATGTGCAACTTCCCCACTCAAATCTCCCCCAGCCAAGTCATTCAAAGCACGGGCCTTAGTGGTATTTGTGTCTTTGAAAATCTGAGAGATAGAAACCGGACTAACCTCACTTTCAACAACAGTGTTGTTAACTCGGGTTCCAAACACCTCTTCAACAGTAGGGTCTTTTGTTCCTACAAACCCACTTGCCTCCTCTTCCAACTTCGTCGGAGCGGGAGCCTCGGGCTTCTTACCGGGCTTAAGAAAGTTAGGTACAACTTCCTCAGACGGCTTAAAAGCCGCAGCCTCTTGAGCCAACTGTGTACCAGCCGCCTCAGCATCAGTCGGGGATCGGAATGCAGCAGCCTGTTGTTCAAGGGTTTCAACAGGAAGAATTTGGTCAGGCGCCCTTCGTGCATCCGCAGCAAGCTTAATCCTACGGGCCATTGCAGGCACTCGGCTAACCAGTCGAGACAGGGGCGCACCAATAATCGTAGAGTCCAAGAGGCTTACAGTGTTATCAACCAACTGGTCAAAATCATTGTAATAGCCAGTCTCTAGGAAGGACCGGATATTGTGAGCGTGCAAGAACGAGTTCTCATCCGTTAGGACAATGCCCTTGTGCTTGTCAATAATCCTGAGAAGAGTTTCAGAGGCTTTATAACGCTCATCGAGGGGTAGCTTCTTAATAGCATTATAAACATCCTCTCGACTATCCCCCATAAACAGCATAGCCTTAGTCACAGCAGCAGTCTTGTCTTCACTGTCAGCAAACTCATTGACAATGGAAGCCAATTGACCTTGCTCCATAAATGGCGTGATGACCTCTACGAAAGAGAAAATGTCATTAGTCAGGGATGAGTCAGACTTTGCAAGCTCCGTGTTGATTAGGGCCTGCATATCCTTACGATAGGAGTCTGCCTCATCCAAGACTTCAGCATAGTTGAGGCGTACAATCTCGTACTCCCCATTATCCTCTTCGCCACCATCCTCAATCAAAGCTTGTTCAGCAACCATTGTACGAAGGCCAGAGGCTTCACCAACCCCCTGCATAAACCCAAGGGCCGCCTGTTCTTTTTCTTCAGGACTTACATTGGGATCAGAGAGCATGTCCAAAAGGACACGCCTAGAAGACTCCATACGATGAGCTTGAGCACCTTGAATGATGCGTTCCGTGGTTAGGGACTGAGGAATGGTTTCCATCTCAACGAGAACATTTCGGAACGTGCTTTCAACGTTCTCAGGATCGCCCATAGCCGCAGTGAAAGCAGCCATGTTGACGTTGGACGCGAGAGGGGATAGGGGATATGACGGCCCTTCCACGGCAAAGTCAGATAGGGCCGCCACATTATCTTGAGTAAAATCTTTCAACTCAGCCATGTTTATTCCTTAAGGATTGAATTGGGGCCTCACCCCAGATAAGTCTCTAGGTCCAGGTCCAGCAAAGGACAGTCCTGTACCAAATAGGCCAACATTATTTAAGTTTGTAGGGGGTGGAGTTTCAAACATCTGAATACCCCTACTACCCAAAGAACCAAGTGCTGTGGAAATATTGCCAAACATGTTCCACTGCGATGCACTTCGCTGTCCAGCAGCAAGGGCGTCTGCACCCCGTTGATTAGCAGCAGAGATGCCCTGTGAAGCTAGGTTTGTTCCCTGGGATTGGCTAATAACCCCCCCAAGGTTGACGCTTAGGTTTGAACCAGCGGAAGCTACGCCAGAGCTCCCACTAACACCTGTATTCTCTGCGGACTGCAAGATACGGGCGCGTCTAACTCTTTCCTCTCGTACAGCACGCCTACGTTCATTAATCATCCTAGATTGTTCATTGCCGTTGCTTCTTTTCGTTCAGCCTCGGCACGCCTAGAAGCCTTCTTTTGAGCACTGGCGGCCCTTTGTTGACCATAAATACCGCCAATGGCCCCCACCGCAGCTACGGCAAGAGCGGCGACTTCGATAACTCCCATTCATACACCTCATATCTAGAGTTGTTATGTTCAAAATGCGTTAAGTGCTTTGCACCTGGAAAACTCTCGGCATATTTCTTATTCTGCGTATAGGAGAATAGCTTAGAATATCCCTGATTAAATAGGTGAGTTTTCAGTAGGTGAAATCTCTTTCTCACCTTTTTTGCCGCAGATATCTTATTAGTTTTAAGGGTGATGTGAACGAAGGGGAACCCAGACTGGTATTCAATCTGGGCTACGTAATCCTCCGTATCCTCAAACACCTCCACCTTATTGTCAGAAGGATCAATCTCAAACATCTGTCATAATCCCTGCAATCATAGACCACCCAAGCAACTGAAGGTCTTTCTCAGGTTCAGTTTCAAAGCGGATACTCATTACACGCCCTTTTCCCCTCACCTTATTCTTCGTAACTACAACTTCGTTTCCATCGTTGAATTGGTCAGATTGTCCAGTAGGGAAGTAGTGACGTCTGTGCCTATATGCCTGAAACTTATTAGTCCACCTATTAGCATTTGGAGAGTTTGTCCAGCCCCAATGAACTTGCACTATGCAAGAGGATGGGTTTATGGGCTTATAATCCCCCTCTTGGTCTAGCAGGAAGCCCCTCTCTGTTTTATTGAGATAGATTGTCAGGTATGGGAGCTGTTTAACCCTTTGGAAGTCCCCACCAGAAATATATCCAGTAACCATGTACGCAGCAGCATCAACGCCGTTTCCGTCATATGCTTGCCAGTCCTTAAAAGACTGATTGAGATATGCGCAGAACCTATACTTAACCGGGCCAGCACTATCAGTCACAGCGATATAGAACAGAGACTTGGGAGCATCCCCTCTGGAAGAGGTTTCCACAAACACACTCTCAGCACCAACAAGAACTTCGTCTAGGCCAACAAAGACAGGCTCATCCCCAATAACTGTGGAGAAAGGATTGCCCTCAAAGATGCCCACGATTTTAGGCAGGTGCTTATCCTGGGTGACAGAGAAGATTGTGTTGGTGTAGAACGACCCCAAGGTTGTGTCTAGTACAAGCTCCTGTGTGTCAGAAAACTTATCTGTCGTCCTATAGATCCACTTAACCTTCTTCTCATAGGGGTCAAACCCCACCTGTGCATCAACCTTATCCGTAGACGGAATGTTATTGTAAAACTCCTGAATGCGGTTGATAGCAATGTTATTTGCTCCCCATTCACCAAACTGGTTTTGTGCCAGGTTGTAGATGCCATCAACACCCCAATAGTAGAGAACACCCTCTGCGTTCACAACAGTTGATGTGCCGACGCACCCTGAAGTCGTAACCTTACTCACACTGTATTCAGTGGCAGAGAACCCAGACTCAGCCGTGCCACCATAAACTCTCCAAACACCATTCTCCGCAAACACAAACAAGTTGTTACCAGAGACTTCAAGTCTTTTGATGTTATACGCCTCGTCAATCTTGATGAAACCCCCGTCCGTTGGCAGGAGGTCAGGCTCATCTTTAGACGTAGGATCGCCTTGCTGGTAACATTTGAAAATGTCTGTAGCCGTATTAACCAATCGGCTAAACATGACATAAGAAGAGAGATTTGGAGAAAGCCTATCACCTCCTGTGACTGGCCCACTAAATCCCCCAAACCAAACACGTCCACTGAACTGAACAACAGTTTTAGCGCCTGCACCAGTGCTGTCTAGAGGAAGATCACCAGCAGTTATTCCATACGTCTCAAGCATATGGTATTGTTCATTGTTATCTGACAAGGCTTTGTAACGGCTTGTTCCACGGTCTAGCGCATCAATGATGAAATACCCACTAGGAGCTTTAGTGCTGCCAATGGGGTTTGTAAAAGCATCTTTTACGTGGTAGCGGTCTGCCGTCCTGTTATTACTCAAGTTGGCATCTGCGTATAGGGCAGCCCCAACAAAGTCAGAGTTAGAGGGGTACTTACCGTTGTTGTCAAAGAACCCCTTAATAGGATCGCGGGGGTCTGTAGGAGCATCTGCCGTATACCGAACCATCCTAGGAATGCCATAAGATTGGTTACGCAGATTGTAGATGTGAGGCTTGTGTGCAGTCTCAATACGAAGGGTTACGTTGTTGTCGTCGAACAAATCCTTTCCGTCTACAACATCCTCAACACCAAACAAATCTCTAACTTTAATTCGTCCAGAGCTTCTTTCAATAGCCCCATTCTTATATTCTAAAACGTCAATAGCTTTTTTGCCAGTGGCTACAACCAAAATACCATCGACAGTTGCGTATGAAAATTGGTCTATACCAGCACCAGTTGCCATTTCAAAGGAAGCCAATTTACCATCTGAAATTGGGGTGGAGCCTAGATCAAAGATGTCTAGATGCCCACCAAACTGTACGACCAATAGTGTTTTATTGGGGTTGCCCCCAGCATTCTTCCAACTAAAGCTTGAATGGACATATGAAGAAGGCTCCACTAGCAGTTGACTTTCAACTTCCGTAGAGTCTGGCTCAAAATCCATGCCAAGCCTTCGGTTCCTACTCCCATCAGAGTTCAAAACCATGTTGTCTTCTGCAAGGGATGCGTTCTCAGGAAACGTTAAGGGAGATGCGTCACTAACCAGCCCCGCTACAAAGCTATTAACCTCAAGTGGTGCTAGACTTCTTGCCATTCCCCTTTACTCCCTTAGCGTTTTCATAAGAATCAATGGCGTGCATAGCCAACTTAATATTAGTGAACATCCCACGAAGGGCTTGAGGAAGAGTTCCCGGACCAATAGTATGGATACTGCGGAATCCAAACCCACCCTTCTCTTTGATGTTATATCCCTTATACTCCATTACTTCTTTCCTCTACGTCCATAGTTGGGGTACTTGATTCCCCCCTTAACTGTCCAAACATTTCGTGCGAGCCACCGATCTTGTCGTGCAGACTCTTGCTCTGATTTAACATCTTGTACTTGTCGGAGCTTCAAAGAAGCCCTACTCTTAGCCTCTTCAATGAGGCGGGGAAATGCCTCTTCAGGCAAGTCCGGGATTGCATCATCCGTCAGAATTAGCTTAGGGATAATATAGCCCATAGCCTGTATCTTTTGCTCTTGGATGGTGTCATCAACATCACTGTCATAAGAATCAAAGACAAGGTTTCTGTCATCGAATGATGTGTAGTAGGTGGGGGGAATGTCATTCCTGATGTTTAGGGTGACGCCGGAGGGGTCTTGAATAACATCAACGTTGGACTCTGCGTCATTCCTGCCATTCAGCATTCTAAGAAATGCATCAGGCTCTTTGTACGTCACAGGACCAAACTTCTTTCTCGTATCCCCAGCCCTAGCCATGTCATAGTTGACAAACAAGAGCCGCTTCACGTTTCTATTCACTTCAACGTGAGTGGGTAGCGAGTTGTCAGTAAAGGGCACCAAGGTAATGAGCTTCTTAGTGTGAGGCCAGTCTCTATTAGCCATCATGGCGTCATAAGTAGACTTAACAATCTCAGCAACCTGAAGAGACTCAGTGGTGTCACTGATGCTATTAACCTCATCCCCGTCCATGTCATTCAAAATATCTTGGACGATTTCGATGATGGTTTTCATTAGAACGCTCCAGCAAGTTTACTAATACGCACCCAAGCACTAGGCGTCAACGCCCAACTAAGCCCAGAGGCATCCAGCGTGTAAAGTCCTCCATCATCCACCCCAGAGCCATCACGGCCAAACTGTGCCTTAATAACATCTCCCTCGTTCAACTTAACAAACAAGTTAAACTGTGTAGGACGGACGTTACTATTAGCTGTGAGCTTAACGCCCTGAGTAAATCCAAAGGGAGCGTCATTCAAAAGAAGTCGTGCTGCAAGCTGGCAGGTGCCAGTGTTGTTAGCTCTTCCAAAATTGAAGTTGAAGGTTAGGAAGTAGACACCCTGGTTTAGAACTGTGATGTTTCCATCAACATCAACATCAATATCTGTGTTAGAGATTGGATCACCAAAAGTGATTTGTGTTGGTATATTAAGCCCTGTTGGGTTCTGGATTAGAACACTGCTTGCAGATAGCGTAGGCCCAATAGCAACTAGGTTTAGTTCAGAGGGAGTTGCAAACTGTGTAGTTCCATCTCCATTAGAAACAATAACCTGCCCAACAGATGCGGAAGAGGCTCCCTTAGGCTCATGCACTTCAGGGTCAGCAATATCCTTATGCTGTACTGCCATTAAAATTCTCCTGAGACAAAAATAGGGCGGGCAGAATTTCTCCGCCCGCCCTATCAGTTAGACAACGATGTAAGTGACAACCACCTCAATCACACCTGCATCCGTAACCGTGGGAGTCGTGCCATCAAGAGCAACATCAACCTTGGTTTCAGCAGCAAGTGGGGCGGCCCAAGTGCCGACCAGAGTGGAGGTCAAATCATAAGTTCCTTCCGTCTCTGCCGTGGTTTCATCTACAACAAAACCGTTGGTGTCAACGGAGCCACTAGTACCAAACTGAATAACGGGAGTAGTGCCGCCAAGGTCAAAGGCTTCCTTAACCTTAGCATAAACACTCTCAATCACCGCACCAGCCGGGATGACAGGCTGGACAAGCCAGCGTTCAAACTCAGTGGCCTGACCAACGTCCCGGCCAGTCACTTCCCAAGAAGCTTCATACCGGGAGCCTTCAGTCTTAACAACACCATCCGCGCCCTGGCTCTTCCGAGGGCCGAAGTGGGTGTGTACATCCTGGGTGACATTAGTTACGCCGTCACCAAAGCGAGCGCGTTCGTAAGCCATATCTATTCCTTAAATCTTGTTGGGATCAGTGATTAGGGTACCAAGGGTATCCATACGCTGAACACCAAAACCATAGCGAGCGCGCATCACAAACTCATCTCGGGCACGGTCCTTATTTCGTTCCATTTATGTCAAATGACATACTAGACTATAACTTCCTCCGCAGAGGTCTTCTCAATTAGTCGTTGCAGTTCCATTGTGAAAAGCTAACATCTGCTCTATCTTCCATTGTTTAAACCTAGAGTGCTTATGTACTCTAGGGAGGAACATCAGAGCACGAGATTTATTCATTTTCCCCATTGTGATCTGCCAAATCTTTGTATTTGGGTCTTTATGGGAATAAATGTTTCCCCCAAAAGCTTTTTGAAGAAGTTCTATACCAACTGTGTCGTCCACGTGTGCCTTAACCTGCACCATAACAGTCCCGCTCTTAGGTAGTTGGTAGCTCCCATCACCATCAAGATAACCGGCTACCCAAGCCCAAGTAGGGTGGTTCTTAGGTTTTATTGGTCCCGTTTGTTTACGACTTTCTTGAGCCCACCCCAGAAGAACCTCTACCTGCTCTTCGGTAAGCCTTTTACCTCTGTAATTACAGTAGGTGTCGTACATACGTTTCCAATGGCCCCCTTTTATCACCATATGCTTTACGAGTCTAGGAAGGAAGGTGTTGATGTCTCTCCTCGACTGAACTCGAAAGATATAGGCATCTTGGTGGTTGGGGTTTTCATACTTCTTCACTATGCATGAGCCTACTCGATTAGCTAGTTCTTCTAGGTACCCCTTACGGTCGTACCCCACTGATGCACTAATCTCTAGCATCAATCCGATGCCGTAGTAGTCTCCATGTCTGCTTTTTGAGAACTTGAAGCTCAGCGATCCGTCAGCATCTGACAAACCTGCCAAGTATTTAATCTCGCTTTCATTAATCATTTCACTGCTCCGTACTATACGGTTGCTATGGTTACTTCGTGTCAGGCCGCTAGGGCGAACTCTTCCACGTTATTAAGAGAAGAAAGGGCAAACTTTTTACCCTCAACCTTGGGCATACGACGAACAGCGTGCATGATGGGCTTGGTCTGGTCATCCAGAATGCACATAAAGATGTTGTAGACGCCTTCAGCCAGGGAGTTGGTACCATCGTCCGCCGGACCCTTATACAGTCGGTTGGAAACGAAGATATCCCAGCCAAAGAGGCTCAGGGTGTAGCGCATACTGCCAGTGAGCTTGCCCTCAAGCAGTTGGCGACCAAACTCAGACACGTCATGCGTAATCTGAGCGCCCTTGAGAATGGTGGCCTCAACAGTGGGGTCAACAATAAACACTCGACCAGCCTGCGGAACGTTAGCCTTGTTAAAGGCAAGGTTCATCAGAATCAGGTATTCAAGGTTGAAGACATTGTTGTTAACCGCGCTGGAGACAGACTTACGGGCAATGCCATTCACAAAGTACGGGTCAGCGTCCGGGAACGCCAGAGCCGCAGTGGCGAGGAAGTCAGTTTCAACAACCTCCTGATAGGCTCGGGTGGACTCCATAGAACGCTGAGTCATCAGGGTTTCAATCTGATTGCCGTCTTCACGGAGCTCGTCCGTGACAAACCAAGCATCCTGTAGGTTAAAATACCTACCAGACTATAGCTTACCCCGCAGGGTTATCAACACTTAGTCGTTGCGAGTGGGTGTGAAGAATTTGTTCAATTTTCCATTTTTTCATTTTGGAATGTTGAACCATCTTCCTGAGAAATTTTAAAGCAAATGATTTATCACGAGGGCCGAGGTTCCTAATCCACCTTTTATGTCCCCTGTCATCTTTCAGGACACCGCCAAAAGCCTTGTGGAGCAATTCCAAACCCTCTGTGTGATTTGCATGGGAGACAACGCCTACATGCATCTCAACTTGCTTAGGTCTTACTCTTTTCAGATACCAACCATCCCCGTCTATGTAACCAGCAGTCCAAGCCCACGTAGGGTGGTTCTTTGGCTTGACTGGACCACGAAGGGTGTCAGCCTCTAATCTGATAGAGTTGATATCCACATCAGAAATTCTAATCCCCTTAAGCTCCCTAAACTTCTCAAGAAGGAAGTTCCACTTCTTACCCTTGACAACCATATGCTTGATTATGTGGGGAAGTGTGGACTCTAGGTCGGACCTACTTCCAACTGTCCAACAGTTTTGAGTGGCCCAATTTTCATTTCTTTTTCTTGTGGATTTACGACCAACCTGACTACTCAGGTATTCAATAACCTTGCCACCCCTGTCAATGCTCTCGGACAACTCAAGTCCGAGCATTAGATGAGCATACCCATTACTGTTATACAAGGTAAGGTAGCCATCAGCATCAAGCAGGCCAGCAAAGTATTTTTTCTCAGTTTCAGACCAATCCATCGTTGGTTCCCTTCTCTCGTGTTAGCTACAAGCTTCCACGTTTTTTAGTTGATATAGGGCAATTCTTTACCCTTGTACTCAGTGATTTTGAAGGTGATTTCACCAGTCTCAATCGGGTTGTAAGTGAGCGGAGTATCTTCCGCAGCTTCTTGCAAGGAAACCTCACCCACAGTCTTAATGTGGAGGGTATCACCATGCGAGAAGTCAGTAATATTTCGATACCAAGTTTCAGGCAGAAGCCCGTCGTGCAGGTTCATTAGAATGAACTGAGAGTACTGTTCAGCCTCTACAAAAGCACGAGTATTAGTGGTAAGCTGCATTTGTCATTCCTATTCGACAACGCCAAGCTTTGCATTTACATAGGCTTTTGCCGCCCGGAAGTGTTCTACCTGTTCTGCCAGGGATGCCCCTTGCATCAGGGATTTAGTGGGTTTCGGCGGCTCTTCTAGATTGCTAGGCTTGGTTGTGGGATAATTTACGCTTGTAGTTGTTGGGGAAGTAGTTCGAGGTTGTCCAGTTCCGAACAACGCCAAAACCGCTTGAGGCTTAGTTTCACTCAGAGTTTTGAGTTCATCAATGGAGAATCCAAGTTCACTTGCCTTGGAGTTAATAACATCCTTGGCCTTGTCTCCATACATACCTGCAAGCTGGCTTTCAACCATTCGTAGGTTCTCTTCGGCTTTCGCCTTTTTATTTTGTTCTTGAAGGGAATTATGAATGAGAGCTTTGATGGCGTCCTCGTTGAAAGGTTCAGTCTGCGAGGGGGTTTCCCTGGCATCCTCTTGCTTACCACTGTGGGACGTCAGTAGCCGATTTACGATCTCTTCGACCGACTCTGTATTTGCACTTTCCTGTCGCAACTTCTCTAGTTCCTCGGCATTTGATTTATTTTCATCTTGAAGCCGCTTAATGTGCTCTTGCGAATGCTGAAGTGCTTGTAGGGCTTTTTCGACACTATCGTATTTCGGCTTGCCTTCACTGTTAGTGATACCATTCAACAGGTCAGTGAGTGGATCTTTAACAGGGGCATCAGTGTTTTCATTCTTTCCTTCACTGGAAAAGATATTACTATTCTCAGTTTCAGTTACGGTCATAACTTACACTATCCAATCTTATCTAATCCTAAACAACCTATTATATACTTCTAATATACTTATTACATACTTACTAATATATACTAGTAATTTCTCATGTAACTTAATATACTCCGTATATACTCAGAAGTTAGGAATTGTGGACAAAAAATTTATGAAAGAAGAGAAATTAATTCTCTTACAGCGCGTTCATAGCCGATTGTATCGGCCTGTTTTAACGCCCAATTGGGAGACTCATACCCTGCGTTGTTAACGCTATCTCGCCTTTTGGCGTCGATGTTTTCAGTTAGGATTGAGATGATGCGTTTCCTTAGGATTTGGGCAGCGTTAAACGCCGCCCTCATATCCTTTGCTTCGTCCTTATCCAAACCTTTTGTAATTGCAACTTTCATTAGAACTCATCCCCTTCAACAGAAGCTTGTTGCTCTACAGCCAAATCCTCTTGAACTTGCTGCATCAATCGTTGCGTTTCAGCTTGTTCATCAATAGCTACGTTCTTCTTAAAGATGTCATATCCCACCAATCCGAGCGTATCATTGACATAATCAATGAGTCCAATGGATGAGGTGTGAGGTTGTAGCATTTGACCAATAGGGCTTCCCATAATTCCCAATAGGTTCTGAAGCTCTTGTGCTTTTCGTGCAAAGTGCCTAGCCCCAATAGGACGAAGAACGCCATTGGCTGTAATGTCTTCCTTGGTAATGGATTGGAATTTAGTGACGCCCAAATCCCTATCGACAACCGCAAGAATATCACTGCCAACAAAGTTTCTGTGAGAAATCTCCAGCATGGCGTTTAGAAGCGGTTCCAGTAGCTCCACTTCAAAGTTATTAATCTTCTCCTGGAAAATACGCCCAGCCGCATTCTGGAGGCTCTGAACCTCAAATGCAGTCTTCTCGCCAGGAGTACGAATACCCATAGCTTCACGGGGAGCACCTGCGTAAAGCTCCATCCTATCTTCAATAGCTTGGATTTCGCTGGCAGCAGTGATTACACCATTAAGGTTTTTAGCAACCTCTTGTACATCACCACCGTCGTCAATAAGAATTTCAGCGCCAGGGCCCCAAACAAACTCTTCAACACCCCCAATGATTTTAAGGGGAGGGTGTACGCACAAATCCATAGCGTCTGACTTTAGGTTCTCCAAATGGTCAAGTCGGTATTGGAGGCCAACAAGGTTATCAAGAGGACCCATTGCCCAGAGGTTTCCAGGCCGCTTACGCCATCCAACGTGGAAGATGGGGGCTTCCCCACTATAAGTCTGGATAGGCTCATCACGGACCACCACAGAGCGATCTACGACGGTAATCATTCTGTTAGTAGAAAGCTCCCCAGTTTCGTTATTATGGAAGTCCCCATAGAACTCCAAGATCTCAACATAGTCACTCATGTAATATTCAAACAGGTTCCCAAAACCATCAACGGAATACTCCTGAGCCTTATTAACATCATCAATGCCAAAGCGAGACAAGGACGCCTGTACCTTCATGCGTCTATCAATGGCCTTAGCCCAAAACGCTTGCTCCGGCAATGTCTCAGCATTACGCTTCAGTTCACCAATAGTTTTAATGCTACGGATGATCTTAAACGTCTTGGAAAACTCAGTTGCCAAGGGGTTAAACACAATGTCTTTAGGATCAATTCTGACAGCCTTAGGGCCAACGTAGCTCTTAACAAAATCTCCACCAACTTCCTTATAGCGCGTTTCAAATGCTGGCATAGCAAACGCATTACCAAAGTCAATGTAGTCCAAAAGCATCTTGCCAACTTCAGTTGTAAACTTACCCTCTCGGGTTTTGTTAGCCATATACGTTTGGATTGTTTGAGCTTTGTCCTTTGTTACAGACTGCTTGTCATACCCCTTCCAAGTGAGCCACTGGTCATTAGGAAACAACGCACTAATGTAATTTGAATAGAGGTTATCCCTAATTTGAGCAAGCTTAGGAAGCGTTGTAGTGTTCTTCCAAGGTAGGGTATTGTTAGAGGTTGTAGTGGTGTCAGTGGCAAACAGGTAAGCTGTAAGCTCCCGCCACTCACTCATCTTAGAATCGCGCTGACGATTGAACAAATCCCAATAGTGGACGATCCACTTAGCAGGACCCTCCTGAGATAGAATCTTGCCAATTTCAGCAACTTTATTGTTCATTATGTTACTCCACCAAATCTGTTTCTTTTAACGCTAACACTACTGAACAAGTCTGCAATATCCTTGGAACGACTCTCCTTAGGAGCAATTGCAATGCTCACAGCAGATGCCAACGCATCCTTAATGTCGTCATGTGCCGGACGGGCTTGAACCAATTCCTCTTCCAACATAGGGGTAAAACCCCCTTCGAAGTGGAACATCTTGTAAGCGTCATATTTAGGCTCTAGGGCAGCAATGATACGCTCTTCCTTACTACCCTCCTTCCTACTCGGCCTATACTCATCCACAGGCAGGCTCAAGCCTTCTGAACGGATGTAATCCTTAATGGAGTCCACAATCACAGCCTGTGCCGCTGTAACCTCCGCTCTGAGTATTTTAAACTTCCACTTTGAGTGCAGGGATGCAATCCTTTTAAAATACTCAATAGCTTTGTTGGTCTTAAACCTATCAATATCTAGGATGTAGATATTCCCTTGAGGATCAACGCCGATAACAACGATGGAAGAGTAGTCTGCATCTCTACTAAGAGAGAACGCAAAGTCCACAGCAGCGTATACGTTTAGATTTTTGTCCTTATACTTCCACCTGTGTCCCTCTTTCTTAAGGAACCTTGGGTTGTAGTATTGGAACTTATCCCGTGAAATTCGCTCAGAGCTGGGGTCATTAGGATCGTTGTAATACTGAGCGTAGAACTGCGTCCTATCTGTATACTCAGCCTTAATGCGGGATAGCTGTTGGATATCAAATCCAAATGCCTTTCCGTCTTGACGGACAGTCCTAGGCCAAATGAATATGCCATCAGACTCCACAGCATGTTCTTTAATGTCCCACACGGGCTTTCTATCAACAAGCTCCCCCTCTGAGTCATATACATCATACATCTGTTTAGACCAAACGTAATAGATGTCCTTAGGGTGGTAGCGAGTGCCACAAGCCATTGTGAAGCCGCCAGCATTACGAATGGATGTAAACTGAGAAGCCTTCTTGGAGACAGACTCACGGCCATCTTCAGTGTAGGCGTTTTCAGGGACAACCAAGTCGTCTGCGATAATGATGTCTGCGTGCCATCCAGTAGTGTTTGTAGTGAGTCCTGCGGTGGCTACAGTGGCGTCTCGGATGCCTTCTGTCTTACGCCTAATGTGGTCGATAGACATTTTCTGTGCAGACCACTTCTCACGCTTACCTTCCTGTGGATGGATGTATTCGGGGAAGTAGCGCCTATATACGCTAGAGCCCAGAATATTCTGGATTGCATACAACTGTGTGATTGCAAGCTCTGCCGTAGCAGACACATACAAGATTGTAACCTCTGGATGCCTAGTGATAATCCAAGCAGCCCAGGTGGCTACTAGGTGGCTCTTAAGGTGGGCACGAGGGAACATAATAAGTTTGTTGTCGGTAAGGGACTGGCCCCTACCAAACAACGTATAATCTTGCATCCACTCAAAAGTTTCTTTGTGGATTCTTCCATACATATACCCAGGATTGACTAGACGAGCAAAGAAGTACAAATCCTCTAACGCACGCTCTCTAATCTCTTTAGCTTCCTTAGGCATACGCTGAAGCTTTAATTCTGCCTCTTCTCTCCAGTCCATTATTTCACCAGCTTAAGCCTTTCAAAGTCTTCTGAAAACTCACTGCTAATTCTGTCTGCAATAGCCTTATCCTTACGGAGTTCATCCTTAGAGGGACGACCAGGGGCACGCTTATCCCAACCCCTATCAGCGAGCCACTTAGACGCATTAAAGTTGCCTTGCTCAACTGCTAGGTCAATGATGGAACGAACCGCCTCACTACGCATAGAGAGTTCTAACTCTTCACGCCATTCTTGAAAGTGGTTGGACAAAACTTTGTTAGCGTTAAGGCGTTGCCAATGCTTCCAGCCAAGCAAATATTTACGAGCGAACTCATACTCCACTACGTCTTCTGCTTGTAGGTAGAGCCTCTTTAGGGAGGGGTATAGGTTTCCCTTGTACTCCCTGTCATCATCTTCTAGTGAATAGACAGCAAAGTCAGTGTTATACCCAATCTCAAGGAAAAGGCCCTGTGTTAAGGGCCTCCCCATCTTGTCTTTCAGCCTTGCCTTATCCACCTTGTAGTCTTCATATGTCATGTCAAGTCCCATTGTCCACGACAGAGTAATAATTAGCATTGGGGTTAATCAATTGTGCAAACATTTTTACGCCCTATTAATGGAAAGGTAGGTTGCATCAACGCCCTCATACTTAGCAAGTAGATTACGGGTTGGAGTGCCTGAGAGTTTAACGGCTATGTCAACCCAATCCCCTGCATTGATGTAGTGAACGACACTTAAATGCGGGAGGGATCTTTCCCAGTTATCAATAGGCATGTATGAGTTTGCGGAATAGATTTTAACGCCAGAACTATCTCTAAGATAGGCATTAGCTTTGTATGAGTTTAGGTTGGCAATGCTAGTGAATGAGAATCTGTAATACCCAGAGTTAACCGGGGAGAATCTGTTGTTAACAACATCCCATTCCGATAGTGCATCAAACTTAACATCATCAAACACAACTTTAGTTTCCACATTTGCACTAACTGTTTGATCTACAGTTTTACCAACAGTTAACGCAGACGACACTCCCATACTATTAACATCCGCATAGAACGTTGTCCCAGAGCACCAGATAGAGATTATAGATCCTTGCGGGACTACTACTGACGCCTGACCATTAATTAAATCTCCCCCAGTTGTGTTGACAGTAACATTGCCCACATCTGCCCTAATAAATACATACCAACCATTGCCAAGGGTTGTAGAACTATCGAGGGTTATTGTGATGGCAGCTTGTGCGTTAACTAGTTTAGATCTATCGGACACACCAACAACACTATTAACACTAACCTGTTGTACCTCAGAGCTTACCCCTAGATTAAATCTAGCTTGTTGTAAACTTGTCAAATCAGATAGGTTATTACTCTTCAATACAAATGTTGAAAAATCCGGCAAACCTAGATTTGACTTTGCAAGTTCAACATCATCCAAATCAGACAGATTATTGTATGAACGAAGAAGGTTTGTTGTGTTGATACTATCTACAATTGTTTGAGCTTCTGATGCGCTAGTGGCTGCACTGGTTGCACTAGCTTGTGCATTAGTTTCAGATTGTAGGGCATTACTAGCACTTACAGAAGCTTTCAAACTATAATGGTAGGCTGAGTAGTCATCTACCCCGTCACCCCCAGCATCAACAGATACAAGGACGTCCTCTGGATTTACAGCCCACTCTTTTGCAAATTCTACATAGTTAGCAAGTGTATAATCTCCTTCCAAAGAGAATGACTTAATGTTAAGAATGTTATTACCATTCATATCCAAGTCGGTTTCCATTTGGTTAGGACTTTCCCCAGTCCTACTCAATGCATCTTGGAGAGAAACTTTTAAGTTTTCAAAATTAACATTAATCTTATCAACATTA